CCGGATAAACCTGTATCCGTAAAAGTGGTTGTTGTAATGTTCACTGATGTCGCAGTAGTTGCTTGCACTACTTGCAACACTTTGCCGCTTGCTCCTGTTGTAGCCCATTTTATTCCAGTTGCAGCTGTTGAGTCTGCTGTTAATACTGTGCCATTTGCACCTACTGCTAAACGGCTGACGGTATCCGCAGCTGTTGCAGCAATTATGTCGCCTTTTGCGTCAACAATGGTTTTTGCTATTGCAGCATTAGCATTTGTTAACATTTGAGTATCAACAGCTTGACCAAAGACGCCAAAATCTGCTGGTAAGTCTGTGACCAAATCAGTTGATGTCGGCATAACAAAGCCGTAATTTGTAGTTGGATTAGCCATTTATTGTCCTTTCAATCATGAAACGATTGTCGCATATTCCCATGTCAAAGTTGGCGACACGCTTGCCCAAGTCTCCGTTATTGGAACGTCAGCCCAGCTCATAGCCTGCAATGAGTAGGCAAGCGGCGACATAAGCAAGGTAATTGCTAACTCGTTGTAACTGGCTCGAAATGTCCAGCCCTCGACAAAGCCTTGAAATGTACCGGCGGACATATTAGGCGGCAGATCATTTAGAGCTATTGGCTGACCCATAAAAATGTTGATAAGGCTGTCTCGATCGCCATTGTCTAACTCTGGATTTGTCAGGGCGTAGGTTATCTGGTCAAAAATTGGCTGAGGATAAGCTCTGAGTGCTAAGTAAAACGCGGCTTGAGACTCTGCGTCGGCCTGATGTTTTATTGTTGTGCTGATAATTTGCGCCAATTCGCCATATAGGCCGATTGAGGTTTCATCTCTGTCGCTGACTTGACTACCACTGCTTATGCCATATTTGATTGTTAAATCATTGCGAACGTCGCCAGCTCTAGTCTTAATCGTTATGCCACGCCCCAGCGCATGATTTGCCGTCAAATCTGTGTAACCATTGGCAGCCAAATAAGCCGTTCTATGCGTTGAGTCCGCGTAGCCAATTTGACCGTTAGCGTCCTCGTATAAATAGCCAAGACCAGAAGTTGCTAGAGCGGATACAAGCTCATAAATCACAATTCTTGATGATGAACGCTGTGCTAATTCGTAATTGCCGGGTCTATCTATTTCGCCCAAGCCTGTGTTGCCAGCCGTTGCCCAAGTTGTTGTTGGATCATAGGTAGCCCAAGTCAGTGCAGCTGGTACTTGCTGCCATTGCGCAAAAAGCACCTGAGACAGAATTGTGTAAATTTGATCGCCGTCAAAATCTTGAGTCAAGACTCCGTTTGTAAGCGCCTTTTGCAGCCTTGCCAGAGCGCCTAAAGCAGTAATTGTCACTTCTTGCGTGTACGCGGTCGAGCCGACCTCTGAGACGCTCACAGCGATATCCACGATCGACCCGCCAAAAATAGGTTTATAGACGGCAGAAGTGTCTTGGACTTCAACTGACAATGTGTCATTTATTTCGTAATCAATAGCAGCTTGATTGAACACGATTAACGTGATCGAGCAATAGCCAGCCTGTGCCTGCTCATAGATATTTGTGCGTCCAGAGGTGATGTTTAAGCTGGCCAAGACTGAATCAGTGACGTCAACGCCAGCGACCTTTACGCGCCAGACTGGCGACCACTGCGTCATTGTGTCAAGACAAGCTGATTTCCGCCGCCTGTTCCTCGGAAGTATGAATCATTCAAAGCGTTGACAATTGTTCTAGCTGTACCTTCTGAGTCAATTGCCCCGTTAACTGTCAGATTTAATATAGATCCGGCTTCTGTGCGGTGGCCTGTAATTGCACTGGCCGCTTTTGATGAAACGGCTGCTTTAGACGCGCCAGCGGCCGCGCTTGCAACGGCGGCATTGGAAATGTCTGGAATTTTGATTGGCGGCGGTGTGTTCATAGTTACGGATGAGCTTGAGGCACTTGATCCAAGTACGCCTGAAATGCTGCTAAATGAACCGCCTGATTGTGCGCCGCCAGCTGAAACAGGTTTGAGATCAGGCAAGCCAAGGTTGACCGCGTTGTAAGCCCTAATCAAAAAGTTAATTCCGTCGATCGTTCCTTGAATTAAAGTATTTATGACCTTGATTACCGATCCAATTACGCCCACGACTGCTCCGGCAATTTTGCCTACTGTCTGCAAAGCGCCGCCTAATACTGTGACAAGTACTGGCACAACGTAACTTTGTATAAACTCAATAAATAAAACAAATGACTCTTTGTTATCGTCAATTGCCTTTGTGATTGGTTTAAAGAAGTCTGCAAATTTGCCTAACGCTGGCACTACTTTGTTGACTACAAATTCAACAAGGCTTTGAATAATTGGAAGCAAGCGCGCACCAATGGACTCTTTTGCCTCGTCAAATGTAACTTTTAGAATTTCAAGTCGACCGGCAAATGTCTTTGAGTTAGCAGCTGCGGCGCCACCAAATAAATCTGACAGTTTTGTCTGCACGTCTGTGAATGACATTGCCTTGAGCTCTGCGGCGGATAAACCTACGCCTAATTTGCCTAAAGCCGCAGTGTTGCCGTCGTAGGCTTTTCCAAGCGCATTCGCTACTGAGTCCAGCCCCTTGCCTGTCGCTTGGCTTATGTCTAGCGCAAGGTTTAAAAGATCCTGAGCCTTTGTGACATCATTTGTTGACAAAGACAATCGCTGCAAAGCGGGACGCAGCTTGTCGTCTGCCACGCCTGTTGCCAATGATGTTTTAAGTATTTGTTTTTCAACAGAGGCAATCATTTCATTTGTTGCGCCAGTGGCATTTTTTAAAGCTGTGGCAAGTCGTATCTGCGCGGCTTCGTCTTCGATCGCAGCTTTAACTCCGTCAACAGCAAGTTTTACCGCGTACGCTCCGGCGGCAGCTGCAGCGGCGGCAAAAGCAAGCCCAGCCTTTTTGCTAAATTCTCCAAGTTTGCTGCTTGAATTTTCTACGTCAGCGTTTGCACTATTTAAAGATTTTTTGAGTTGGTCAACGTCAGCAAGTATCGACAGCTTAAGCGTTCTACTTTGCGCAACCATTTAAAACTCCTTGAGGATCTTGTCAAAAGCATTTTCCCACTTAGCAATGATTTCAGGCTGAATGGCGCGCAATGTTGGATAAATAAACCAGCCGTTTGATCCTCGACCTTTTGGGCCAAAACCTGACCAGATAGGAAATTGCTTATACTTGTTTGATCCAAATTCGTTGCCGCCCCAGAGTTGTTGAGTTGTGCCGCCGCCAGAAAATTTTTGCCCGGCAAAGCCAAAAGATAGCTCACCGATCTTTGATGATTTAGACACCTTTGATCCGCGGGCTATCTTTTCAGCTGCTCGACCTCGACCGCTTGCTGTGCCGATAATTTTGTCCTGAGCAAATTCTGCTAAAGCGCCAGAGGCGGCTTTTGCTTGGACTGTAGCCTCAGCGTCCATTGCTTTGAATGCACCTAAGACGCGACGCAGATCAGCTTTGTCATAGGCAATCTCAACGCTGTCGCTCATTTTGTTTCTCCAATATCTCAAGCGCTGTGTATATCTGCTCCGCCGTATGCCACTCGCTCATTGCTATACCAGTCGCCAGTGCCAGCTCGACCAGTATGCGATTTACGCTTCCGGCGGCGTAGCTTTTGGGAGAACCTCACCGACAGTCACGTCTGCAACAGTTTCACACCAAATGTCAAAGCCCTTGATTGGCTTTCCACCAGCTTCGCGCTTCATTGCATTCCACGCAAGAAATAGCAGATCGGCAATTCCAATCTTGTTTTGAGCTTGTGAAATAGTCAGACCTGTCTTGTTTTCCCATTTCGCCCACTCTGGCGGTTGCGCGGTATACGTACCGAACTCGCCTGATGTGTACTCGATCGTGATTGGCAGTTTCATTGTGTGCTCCCGTTTCGATTGCTTCTAGCTGATTGTGAGGACTGGTGTTGAGGCGCAAAGCATTGCCCATGAGTCTGTTTGTGCGTCTGGTGCAGCGCCGCCAGCTGTAGGTGCTACTGGAAAGACTGTACCTGCAAAGCTTGCACCTGTTGCAGACACAAGCGTAAAAGCTAAAGCTGTATTAGGTGCAGATGTGAACGCTGTCCACATTGCTTCAAATAGTGAGCTAGTTGCGCCCCAGTCTGCAAGTAATTCAATGTTAAGTGTCCACTGATCGTCAATGTGCTTGTAAGCCTTGCCGTCTAGTGTTTGATAGGTAGTAATGACTGGCGCATTTACTAGCGTGACCGCTGTTGTTTGTGCGTCATAATTCACTGTTGCGAGCGTAAAGGTTATATCGCGACCAGTGACGATTGTTGTTGGCATTTGCTTGTCTCCTTAGATTGTCTGTTGTGTGTAGTAAGTGCTGACCGCGAGATCCGCCACTAGTAGGTTTGAAGCTCCTACTGACTGCACTGTCGGACGTTGTACGTCTCCGACTGTGTATCCCGCAGGCATTGCGCCCATGATCGCAATAATGAGCTGCTCAAGGTTATCGAGCGCGCCAGCTGTGTTGTTGTAGGCAACAGCGGCAGTCACGACAAAATTAATT